GCTACCCATTCAGCAAAATGGTCATCGTCTTTAATTCGTTCTGTTTCTAACACAGATAAACATGGACAGTCATTATATTCCATAGCTATATTCAAAGCGTCTAATCTATCTGCTAATGCAGCATCGCTACTCTTGTTTTGAAATTCTGTGTAGGTTAAATAGTCAAATATTTTATATGATGGGTTCTCGATAGTATGATCTTTTTTACGAAGTTGTTTCATAATACCTTGAAAGTCTTCATTACCATCTTCATCTATTAAACATAGTTCTCCATCTAAAACTACATCAGTAAGTTGCAAAGACTTAATCCCATCAGCAATAACATTAAGAGTATGAAACTCTTTTCCTGTGCGGGAATAGAAGGTAATGTTGCCAAAATGATCAACAACAACAATACATCGAACGCCATCCAGTTTCCTAGAAACAAACCATTCATCTTTCCACTTTACTAATTTAGGATTATATTTATCTGCAAGAGCAACACTAAATTCTGGGATAAAATTAGGGATAACTTTATTAATAATCTTAGCCCCTGCCCTAGTCTTTAGGTCTTTATCTAGTACACAATATACAAGTTCTTCTTGTTCTGGAAATTTATTGATATAAGCATTTACTATTCTGATAGCATCATGTCCAGTAAATCTGCCGATATTTAAATCATGACATAGTTGAGAGATGCCATATCCCGGTTCACAATCTCCAAAGAATAAATCCTTACGCTTTTTACATTGTTCGCTACTTACTCCATACATTAGGTAAGGATTGTATGTTAAGGCTAATACATTCCTCGCATGTAGCTGATGTCCGTTATCTTCCTCTTTGCCTGCCTTACAATATTTAGATATAATATTTTGCTTATCTATTGTGCTGCTAGTATTACGCAGTTCCGTAATCATCTGCATAACGTAATCATGTGTAGGGTTCATACCAAAGTCTCCTGTGTTATTCCAAGTATACTATATCTTATCGGCTTGTCAAGAGATTTTCTTTAAACAAAATGGTCGTAACCTAGATAATTTAAATCATCCATAAACTTATTACGAACAATCTCTTTGGCTGTAAAATCATATAAAGATTCTTTTGGGTCTTGATATATCTTAGGTGCTTTAATATCTTCTCTTTCTTTTTTAATTCCAATGCTATTTAATATTTCAATTAAATGTTCTTCTAAGTTTTCACAATGACCAATACTATCGACCAGTATTATTTTGTTTGAATCAGATAAACATTCACATTGAGTTGCTTTATTATTTAGAAAGATATTTTCATTTCCATACTCTCTTATCCAAGTTAAAAAGTCGCCTCTAATAAATGCCATTTGTTTGTCTGATAGAACAGCTTGTTTATTTCTTCTAAGAATATTTTCATACTCTTCTTGGCGTGACAAATGATAGTTTACCATAATATCAAAAGGGTCTCTTACAAAAGCAAACTTTTTATAAGAGTTAAATTCTTCTTCGTTATTAAAATAATTTTTCTTTATATCTACAATTTGCATAAATTCCTCTTCTTTATTAGATCGAAGAATTATAGCATCACTATCATCTTGTATACATTCTGATAAATAATTATGTAGAAATTTACTATCTTGCTCGTATAAACTTACAAATATAAACTTATATTTTTTACTTATGATCATTACTGTAGTAAATGTTTTTAAACCTTTCCATCCTGTCCCTTAACTGTAATAGTTCATTATCCTGAATAAAAACTTTATTAAGAATATTAACTAACTTAATTCCAGTTCTAGGAAATAATCCCGGCACTATTGCATGTACTATTAATAGTAGTCCTGACTTGATACACCTTATCCCATACCCACAGGCAAAGACAAAATGAGAACAATAATTCATATTGTTTTCATCCAAATGTTTTTTGGACTCTTTTATAATAGACATTAGTGTATCTCCGTATAGGATAATACACCTTATGTTTCAATTAATTTAATATATCTCCAACTAATTGTGTGAATAAAAGTAAAGTCTGTAGGAAAGAAAAATATATTCATAGA